CGAGGTGCGGGATCTCTACGGGATGGGGCCTGCCGGCGTTGATCCGGAAACGGGCAAGGTCGTCGACGCGGCCATGGAGGAGTGGGGCCGAGCGCCGTTCGAGCAGCAGACGCCGCCGGCGACAGCCGCGTCAAACGTAGCAGAGATGCCAACCCCGGCCCTCAAACGCCTGGCTCCGGAGCACCGGGAGTTTGCCCACCAGGTAGCCCGTCTCGGGTACCTCATCGAGCGGATTGACGAGACACTCGCGCCCGGAGATGACCCCTACAGCGACCCGGCTCTCTCGGCTCGGACTTAGGGCGGTATTCGTGCCGATGGCCAAGTCCCGCCGGCGACCGGTGTCCTGTGCACCACGGGTTCCAGTCCGCAAAGCCGAGGAGATCGCAGCCGAGAGCTGGCTCAGGTCCGGACTTCCCAAGGGACACGGCTTACCCACCGCCAGAGTGATGGCGGCCCAGATCGCACGTCTGGAGGAGCGGCTTCTGGCCGGGCTGAGGGCGCAGCAGGAGCGGTACGCCCGCTACGTGGAAGAGCATCCACCGGTGCGCGCGCCCATTCACAAGGACGCTTCGCGAGATCTGCCGCCCGAGGCTCTCGCCACCTACCACGACTGGCTCGAGAGCGTGGTTTTGCGTAGGGAGTGGTCAGGCGACGAGAACCTGCGGTTCGAAGTCGATCCGGCAGAACTGTCCGAAGCGTTTGCCGAGGCCCTGAAGGAAGCGATTGGCACCGGGGGTGAGGCGGCCCGCCGAGCGTTGGGGGCGCTTGAGCCTGGATTCTGGTCTCTCGGCCAGAAGGACGCACGGGCTCTTCTTCGGGAGATCGGCGCATACGCCTCGAGCAAGAGCCCCGAGGCGAACGCCATCTACCAGGCCGTAGCCGATCGGGCCGCCGGCCGGTCCGTGAGCGCCGCCGTGTTGCGCGACGGTGCCGGTCGATTGGTGGGGGCGGTGTCATATCGGACTGCGGGCGACACGCTCGAGGTTGGGCACCTGGGCGCGCTTGACGGGGCTGTTTCCGGCACGGGTGTTCAGTTGCTGCGCGAGCTGGCGGCGTTGGCCGAGAGCGAGGGCAAGAGCCTGGTTCTGTCGGTGCCGGCCGGGTCCGAGTCGTTCTTCAAGTCAATCGGATTCACCCGAGAGGCGGGCGGCACTTTTCGTTTGGACCTGCCTGGAGCCAGGGCCCTCGTGGACGCGGCCCCAGGGCTGCCCGGCTGGATTCGCGTGGGGTGGCTCGAAGGACTGGACCGCGCAAGAGTGAGAGTGTTGGCCCAGGATGCCGCGGCCAAGGGCGAAGGACTCGTTATCGAGGCAGCACCGGGCACGGAGGCCCTCTACGAACGGCTGGGCATGAGGAGAGGGGCCGTCAACACGTACGCGTTCACGGCCAAAGAGGCGGCAGCCTTCGCCACGGGGCTCACCGGCCCGACGTCCTTCGGCGGGCAGCTCACCTGGGAGCTGGCTGTGGCCGGTGCGTCGGACTGGCTCCGAGAGGTCAAGATTCCGGGGTTGGTGGACGAACTGAGCGAGACCACCCATCAGGCCCTCGTCGATGCCCTCGCCTACGGACTTGATCATGGCGAGAGCACCCAGGCGCTCGCCGATCGAGTCCGGCACTTGGACCGAGTGTTCGGTCCTGTGCGCGCCGAACGCATCGCACGGACCGAGGTGATAACGGCCAACCGCCACGGCGGATACCTGATGGGCAAAGAGGCCGGGTGCAGAGAACACGAGTGGCGAGCCCGGGTGGAGTCGCTGCGGACCCGGTCCTGGCACCGCGGTGCCCACAAGCAGCGGGTGCCTTACGACCAGCCCTATATGGTCTACAACCGCAAAGGGGAGCCCGAGTTGCTCCTCTACCCAGGCGACCGGTCGCTGGGGGCCGGTCCGGACAATGTTGTCCAGTGCAGATGCAGCGAAAGAAGGCTGAAGCCTGGAGTCACGGACGATCTGACTCTGGGCATGGACGAGCACGGGCTGGCGATGGCACCGACGGCCCCGGGCCCCGTGGTGGCGGGAGCGACTGGCTATTAACCCGAACCAGAGCGAACATGCCGACCGGGTGCGAACCAGCTACCGGCGAGAACTGGAGGCAGAGATGGCAGCCGACGAGGGTGAGAGCCGCGAGCCGGTCACCAAGGAGGTCCGCCTCCTGGTTCCGATCGAGAAGAGTGATGACCGGCCCAAGCGCGTCAGCTACGGAGTCGTTCTTGAGCCCGACACCGAGGACCTGCAGGGCGACGTCATGACGGCCGAGGACATCGAGGCGGCCGCCTATGACTGGATGGAGCGCTCTCAGGCAGGCGGGCACATGCACACGGCAACCGTCGAGGGCGCCAAGGTGGTAGAGAGCTACATCGCTCCCTGCGACATTCCCATGGAGACCGCTCACGGCCGCGAGACCATCCGCAAGGGGTCCTGGGTGCTCGCCATGCGTTGGCCCGAGGAAATCTGGGAGAGCATCGCCAAAGGCGATCTCACCGGCTACTCGGTGGGTGGCACCGGCGTACGTCTGGCTCTCGAACACATCGGCAAGAAGGGCAAATGGGCGCCGGGTCCCAACGCCGGCTGGCGTCTCGCGAGCGGCGGGCCCCGAGGGTACGCCACCAGCGACGGCAGCCTGGTCACCGTTCCCGAGAGCGACCGCTCCCCGGCCCGCCCCGAGGATGAGGAGCGCGATGAGGAGTTGCGGCGCTTCAGACGTGAAAACAGGCGCAGAACGGCCGAGGACGCCTACGCGGCCCATGCGCTCCACTCCTTCGACCTTATCGACGACATCGACGAACGCCTACAGGACATGCCTGCGCCGAGTGAGGATTTCCAGCCGAGTTGGGGGGACGTGGGCGACGCCACCGAGACCGAGCGCCAACTGACGGAGACGTTGGGCTTCCTGACGAACAACCCGGATGCCGAAGTCGAGCCCATCAACTTCAAGACGCCCGAGGAAGCCTACGGCAAAAGAATGGTCCGCAACTTCAAACTGGTCGAGCAGATACGGGAGGCGCTGCAGGACCGGCCCGCACCCAGCGAGGACTTCGAGCCCAATTGGGGGCACGCAGGAAGCGCCGCGGAGGTCGCACGCAGGTTGAAGGAACTTCAGGACTTCTTGAGGCCGGAGAAGGTCGGCAAGAAAGGCAAGTGGGCCCCGGGGCCGAACGCTGGGTGGCGACTGGCCAACGGGGACCCGGCCGCAGACGGCGCAGCCGCCGAGGGCGGAGGTACCCCGGCAGACCAGGGGGCCGCGGCCGCCCGGCGGGACGCCGCATCTGATCCAGGCGACCGGGAGATTCCCTGGTACCCGGTAACGGGCGTAGGCGACCAAGGTTACGCCGCCTATGGCGGCGGCAAGTTCACCGTCTACCACGAGGACGGCAAGTGGGTGCTGCGCGAGGGCGGCAACGGAGTGAGTTACTCCACCTACGACTCCCGCGACGAGGCATTCGCTGCGGCCGAGGCGCGCGCGGACGCCAGCGATCGGGCGCGTGACCCCGTGCCCCGGACGCATCCGGGCCCATACGAGCGCCCGTCCGCCTATGGTGGCAGCCTCGCCGACGAGGATGATGATTCGCTGGATGGCTACCCGAGCGGCACCGTCGATGACGAGGACCGCTACCCCACCGGCGGGAAGTGGGCGGGAGAGGAAGGCGACGTCGACCTGCTGGACCTGTTCGACGGCAGCGAGGGGACGACGGTCACGCTGGACGGGCACACGTACACCGTGAAGGAGATTAGGCCCTTCAAGTACACCCGCGGCCTGGATGCGGTGGTCCTCGAACCGAAGGACAAGAACTCCGAGTGGTACCGGGAGACCCGTCGCCAACTGCGCGACGATTGGTACCACGAGATATCCGACCCGGATCGCCTGGTCGAGGTGGCTGCGCAGCTGCCCGGTGGCGAGAAGTTACGCCGTGGCGGAGTGAAGAAGTCGCTAACCGACCTAGTCCGTGAGACTTTCGAGCAGGTAATCAAGGACATGGGCTGGGCTCCGGGACCGAACGCCGGGTGGCGACGCATCACCGGCGAGGACGGAGAGCCAAAGAAGCACACCACCCGCGACGGCGTGGTCATCGAGGACCAGCCCAAAGTCACCAGAGTAGGCGGGGAGCAGTACCAGATTGCCAAGCCCGAAGGGCAGGTCATTCTGAACTTCGGGGAGTGGAAATGGACCGGCACCGGCAAGTCACCCAAGGTAACCGAGCGTGGCAGCTGGGCGGTCTGGCCTCGGCACAAGAAGCACAACCTGGACAACCTCATCCGAAGCAGCAACCGAACGCTCGCTGAACTGATGAGGGACTTGCCACCCGGCGAATACGACCTCGCACCGTAGGAGGAGGGCCATGGCCAAGAGACTCACCAAGCTGCAGGTCGACGAGGTAAGCGTCGTGGACAAGGGCGCGAACAACAAGCGCTTCCTGATCCTCAAACAAGCCAACCCCGACCGGGGCTCGAAGGAATCCGAGAGCACAAGGAAGGCGGACCAGCCGCCTCTCTTGGGACGAGCCAGACAGGCACCGCGAAAAGTGGCCGGTACTTCCGGCCGAAACGATGGAGGTACCGACATGACCCCCGAAGACGTCAAGAAGGCGGTGGCGGAAGCCGCCGGCCCCATTCTGGGTCCTCTGTATGAGCGCCTGGAAGAACTCGAGGCGATCGTGACCAAGGCCCAGACGGAAGACGCCGAACCCGCTGCGGTGGAGACGGCAAACGATGGGACGACTGAAGGTCTGGGCCCCGATGCCGTCAGAAAGATGGTGGCCGACACCGTAGCCGAGGTGGTCGGTCCGATCGTGAGCCGCCTTGAAGTCGTCGAGGCCGCCAGCGGCCGGCGCCAGTCCGGCCTGGAAGAGCAAGGCGCCCATGTGGTGCGCAAGGCGGACGGTAGCTTCTCCTGGGAAGGCTCCGGCCTCCTGCTCTAGCCCCCCGGGCCCTTCGGGGCTCCTCTGAACTCCGCCTGACCCCCCTTACCCGACCCTACCCGAAGGGACCCCTCCATGGGGTCCTTGCTTTCTCCGTGCCTCTTTCCCCTTTCCGAAAGGCAGGTATCCCCTATGGATCCCGTCGCGGCCACCACCAGCATCAGGAAGATCGTCACGAGCGACGTGACCTACGGTCTGCTCGCACCAGAGCAGGCCAAGCAGTTCTACGTGCAGGTCTACGACCAGATCGAGTGGTCGAAGCTGCACCGCAAAGAGCGCAAGAGCGCGAAGACCGGCGAACTCGACAAGATCGCGGTCGGCACCCGGCTCCTGCGCGCGAAGACCGAAGGCCCTTCCGGAGACGACGGCTACCGGGTGGGCGCCACCTTCGGACGTGTTCCCTACACCTGTGTCCGGGTGAAGCTCCCTTGGGAAGTCTCCGAGGAGACCTTCCACGACAACATCGAGGGTGAAGCGCTTGAGGACAAGCTGATGGGGATGCTGACCACTCAGCTCGGCATCGACCTGGAGGACCTCCACTGGAACGGCGACACCGCCGCGGCGCCCGGCGGAGACCACGACTTCCTGGTCCTCAACGACGGCTGGTGGAAGCAGCTGGTGGCTGGCGCCCATGTGGTCGACGGGTCGGCCATCAACTCGGGAGTCGTCAGCAAGGGCCACTTCTTCGCCGCCTACAAGGCGCTGCCGAACAAGTACCTGCGCACCGGCCGCGTGGTCTGGGCCATGAACCCGGCCACCCGCATCGCCTGGGTGGAGTCGGTCTCCAACCGGGCCACTGGCGCGGGCGACCTCGCGCTTCTGGGTGCCGAGGCAGTCACCAAGCCGCTGGGCATCCCCATCGTGGACATCCCCTCCCTGGCCGACGGCAAGGTGGTCCTGGGCGACCCCCAGAACTTCATCGCCGTCAACACCTGGGATGTGCGCATCCGCAAGGCCGCCGAGGGCAAGTCGGCCGTCATGAACGACATGCGCTACTACTCGGTGTACCTGGACGACGATCCGGTGATCGAGGAACTCGACGCCGCCGTGGTCATCACCGGCATGACCATCGACCTCTCGTAGTCCCTGGCCCACGACACTCCCACATCCCTCCCCCGGGGTTCTCGCCCAGACCCCGGGGGATTTCCCCCACCCAGGAAGGAGAGACGGACATGACTACGCCCAGGCCGGGTCGCCCGGCCAAGGAGAGAGACAAAGAAAGGCCGGTGGCGACTCCGGCCCCAGGAGACGAGCCACAGGTGCCGTCGGGGGCCGAGGAGGAGTTCGAGCCAGTAGCTGCGCCCGATCCAGGCTCTGAGCCGCTACCCAAGGAGTACCTGGTCCTGGAGGGCCCGGCCTCCTTCGGACCGGTGGTCATAGACGGCCAACGCACCAGGGCGGTCAAGAACAAGCTCTACCACGTGCCGCAGCTGGAGGAGCGCGCGGACATCCTGAGTACGGGGTTCTTCCGCGCCGCCACCAGGAACGATCTCGCCCGTTCGGAGGCCCCGTCTGCGGGTCCGGGTGGCGCCGTAACCAGGGACCTGCTTCCGCCGGGTGCCCTTAAGAAGGAGTGATCTAGAGATGGGACTGATCGACAAGATCAAGCCGGGAGACGTGGGTACGGCCGAGTTCGGCCAGGCGTTCGTGGCGCTCGTTCAGATGGCGGGCGTCGCGGCCAAGGGTGGCCTCAAGTGCGTGGCTGTCCCCGCCACGGCCGGTACTGCCGCCGCCACACTGAACGCCGCGGCCGCCGGTACCTTCAAGAAGCTCATCAAGCTACAGATTCAGGACGCCACCGGTGCCGCGCAGAAGTGGTTCGGCGGCCAGGCCACCCTCACACCCACCGAGACTGTGTCCGACGCGGACGTGGGTGTTCCGGTTGTGACCGGAGGCAACACCGTCACCTTCGAGGACGGCGAGGTGACGGTGGAGGTCACCTACGACACCGACGCCGGGGCCACCAAGACCTACGCCGCGGCAGGCACGGTCGGCTTCACCACTGCGGTGGCCAACGTTTTCGGGGCTGCCGTCAACGTAAGCGGCGCCACCTTCCTCGATACCATCGTCTAGGGACGGCCGAGGGTGGCTCTCCTTCTGATCACGCTCTCCGCCATGAAGGCACACTCGCCTCTCGCTGAGGTCCAGGCTCTCTCGGAGGCCAGCCTCGCGCCTCTCGAACGCCAGGCATTGGCTCTCCTTGAGTCAGAGCTGGGACGCCGGCTCACCCTGGACCCCTCCGATGTGGCAGTCGAGTTGACGGCGAGCGGCACCACTCTCCTGCCCCTTCCAGAGCGTCTGGACGCGTTCACATCCGTGGTCTCGGCCACTCTGGGGGACGTCAGCACAAGCGTGGAGACGACCGCAGGCGGGTGGTTGCTCAGAGGTGTCTATCCCTACCGTTACCGGTGGCGTTCGCCTGTGACCGTCACGGGCCGCTGGGGCCTTCAGGCTCCCGAGCAGGTGAAGGACGTGCTCATGGATGTCATCGAGGCTCTGGCCGTGCGCCGGGCTGACCCGGTGAGCCGCCGAGACGAACTCGCCCCCTGGGGCGCGGTGTCAGACGGGTCCATGCGGGCCGATCGGGATACGTCCGTCGATCGCAAAGCCACCTTGGAGAATCTGCTGCGCTACGACGCCCGGGCGCGCCTTCGAGGGTTCTACCGGCCCACTATCGTCGAGGCGGTCTAGGTGTTCGATCTTCTGGTCGACGTCTACCAACTCGCCGAGAGCACCGTGAACGGGGAGCCCCAGGACTCCGAGGGCCCAGAGCCCTTGTACTCTGGTCTGCTCGCTTCGTTCGTCCGCCTCTCCGGTAACACTCGGTACACCGCAGCGGCCACCGGCGTGGGTGTCACCCACCGCATGGCGATCGAAGCCAAACCCGACATCAGCGAGCGCTGCCGCATCCGAAATGTGCGCACCCGCGAGGGCACGAGCGTGTCCGCCCAGCCCGACCACTACGACGTGAGGTACGTGAGCTGGGGTCGGCGAGCGCATCACCTCGAGCTGGACCTGGAGGCCATCCTGTGACGGTGTCGGTCTTCTACGGTGATGCCTGGGAACTCGCCCTCACACTCAAGCCGGGCTCCATCGATTGCATCGTAACTAGCCCTCCCTACTTCGCCCTGCGCGACTACGGCACGGCCGCGTGGCAGGGTGGTGACCCGGACTGTGCCCACAAGAACGGCATGCTCGCGTCCATGAAGTCGACGCTTAACGGCGGCCGCCTCTGCGGAGAGCACCTGAAGGTGCATACCAACGGCATGCCCTATCGCTCGGTCTGTGGCAAGTGTGGAGCCGTCCGGGTCGACCGCCAGTTCGGTCTCGAACAGACGATCGAGGAGTATGTCGCTCGGTTAGTGGACCTGTTCGCACGGTTGCGCCCCGCGCTCAAGGACTGTGGAACCATCTGGCTGAACCTGGGTGACAGCTATG